TTGCCCTTGTGATTTCATCGTTGAATTCAAATAGTTGATCTTTAGCAGCAGCTGCAATACCTTGCTCAAGGTAGATGAATAATCTACGAACATTGATTCTGTCGAATGCAGATGCTTTTGCAAAACCAGTCTTATCACCGAATAATATAATTCCAGCACCAGGTGAGTTAATGACTGGATTTATTCTGTTAGAATAAAGTTTGTCTCTCTGTAATCTGGTTGGATTATAAGGAAGTTTAACTGCGTTTAAGATTGCTCCTCTATCTGTACCTGCTGGTGAGAACCAAGGGAAATCATTAATGTCAGTCCTTGCACATAACCCCGCAATATCACCATTTAATGGAATATAACGGAAAGTTTCATTAAACCTATCATACATGTATTTGTACCCACTGTCAAATACACCAAATGTTGTTGATGTAATTGTATCGTAGAACTCTGCAAGATTGTCAGTAATTGTTTGATCATCATAAACTGTTACTGCACCATCGTCAGCTGTATCTGATAAAATTTGATCTCTTGCTGGTGAGATGAATGCAATTGCATCCTTTCTTTCCTCTGCAACACCAATCATTGTTGTTGCTAACTGTCTGGTGCTATCTTTTCCTAGATGACCACCACCCATAAGTAAGAAGTCAACATTGTTCACTCCATCATTTTCAAATATTTGATATCCAGCAATTAAATCACCTAATCCTGAATTAAGTGCTCCAGCAGATCCATCACCACTTATTGTGCTGATGCCACCGTAGTTTGTACCACTTACAAATTGGAGGTTTTGTTTACCTGAACTATTAAATATTACTCCCTCAGCGTTTTGATCCCATGATCCATCACCTTCGAGTGTAAATGCACTAGAGTATCCAGTTGTTGTAACACCAATAAGTGCACCAGATAAACCAAAAATGTTTTCTGAATTACTATAAAGGTATTTTCTCCAGTAAGATGGTGAACCAACTGAGAACACGGCATCTTTTGCTTTTGATAAGTTAAGATGCTTTTCAAGAATTGTTCCTGCATTTCCTGAGATAGTTCCTTTTGCGTCAATAACTATGACATGAACTTCATCAAATCTACTACCTCTTGCAGTAGCATACTCTGATGTGCCTGGTTTGTCAGCAATCGCATTCCATTTAGCTGTTGTAGTAGTTTCAGTTCCACCTTTTGCTGAAGTAGTTACCTCATAAGTTTGTTCATCAAACCAGTCTCTTGAAGCTGTGTATGATGTTGAAGCATAAGATGCACTTTGACCTGCAGTGTGAATTGCAACACTACCTGAACTACTAAACTTGTAAATGTTATTAAAATCTTGTGCAGTTTCAGTTCCTGCAGAAGATACATGAGATAAGAACTTAACATCTATAGATGTGGTTCCAACATTTGTAACTATACCTTTGAAATGACCATCAAGTAAACTTGTTCCTCCAGCTCCTGATATAACTGTGTTAGCAGGGACTGCTTGTGTAACACCCGATCCAACAACAACTGCAGCTCCTCCTTCTGGAGAAGAAACATCCATATTATCTAAGATTTGGTCTGCTAGACCATCTATAATAGCAACCCTAATACCATTTGCCCATGTGCCAGGATTTCTTGCTGCTACTGTGACAGTATCAAGAGTGCTTTCTTGATATCCTAATTCTTGATAGTGCTCAGTACTCTTAAGTCTAACACTACTAGCAGTACCTACAAAAGCATTTTTCAATCCAATTCCAGTAGTCGCATTGTAATCATCTGCTCTAATTACACTTAAGGTGCCTCCATATGCCAAGTATGAAGATGCAACCATCCATGTTTCGTATTGTTTATCTGTATCATATGGTTGACCAAATAGGTCAAATAAATCATTTTCTCCAGTTACCACTGTTGGTTCACCGACAGGTCCTTTTTCAAAAGAACCTACAATTCCACCAACTTTACCAGTAGTTCCGTCGATTCTTCCAATCGTCAGATCAACTTCTCTTATAAGAATACCTGGAGATGCTAAATTTAAGGCCATCCCTTACTCCTCGAATCCAAATTTATCTAAAAATATTTAGGAAAAAGGGTATTTACGATGGGGAAACAATGCGTGAACATCACCAATCTGGGTATATATCTTCTGTTATAGATTTAATTTTTCTTCTTTTTGTAATTCTTTGTATGGTACAAGTCTTACACTCATACGAATATGCTGATGGTAATGTTCCTTTATATTTTCTCGTTAGATAAAAGTCATCTACCAAATTTTTAACTTTACCACAGACTCTGCATTTTCTTTCAGAGAATAATAAATGTTCTAATTCTATCTGGTCATTAAACGTCAGTTCTTCTTCCATTCATATTTTTCCGTTCTATCCATGAACTTTATCCCTTTAAGAGATAAAAGCACTATCTTTGTTTCAGTCATCTCTTCATCATAGAAAATGACTTCTTGTTCGTTATGGTGTAATCCTGCGTCTCCACTCATAAATCCTCCTTTGTAAATTACTTTTATATTGCTAACACTTCCCATGTAAAGTATTTAAACATTTAATGTTTGCTTCACATTTAATGTTTTACCTATAATCCCACATGTAAGAACGGTCTCCATACTCATCAGCATACCATCTATCACCATTTGCGTCAACCGTAACTGTATCATCTAACCCATCATTAATGAAACCAAATGGTGCCATATCTTGTTCGATTTGATTTTTTTGTTCTTCATATAATCTCTTTCTAATATCATTATCCGTCATTTCTTTGAAATAATCCTGTGCAACTAACCAAGCAAATATCACAAGACACATTGCCAAGTCATCATTACACCCTTCTTCTGCTTCAAATGAATTATGTTTTTGTGCAAACGTAGTCAACTCTGATATGATTTCATAATCACAGGTAAGTAATTTATGATCTTCAATCAGGGTTTTCAGATTACTACAACCAAGTTTCTTAACTGCAGCAGTAGTTCTGACACCAAGTTGTGTTTTCTTTCCCGAAAACCCTTGGCCAACTATTTGACCTGCACGACCTCTCATTGATGCCATCAATAAATTTTCATATTCAAGGTCAAATTGTAAAATACTTGCAACCTGATCTCCTATATCATTTACTTCAACTAATATGTAAGCATTATTATACCCTTTTGCAACATCAAGTATAATATTTGGAAATAACATTGGTTTAACTTCGTTATTTCGATATTTTGCCACTACCTTATAAGGAAACTGAGTTACATCAAATACTATGAATGCAGAATAATCATTACCAAGTCCTCTTGCTACGTCAACTGTAACTATGTAATTATGTTCTTTTTCTGGTTTTTCGTAAATATCAAGACCCGCATTCTTAGTTAGTGGTGTCTCATATACCATATTTCTCAATATGGATGGTGCAATCAAAGTATTGATCGATCCTAAGAACTCACATTCAAACTCAACTTTGAATTGTTGTTCTGATGTGTTTGCTATTGTTTGCTCTTTCCATATCTCATCTCTACCTGGTACTTCAGACCAATGAACGTCTGTTGGGATATATTCATTCTTTCCTCTCTCTGCATCGTGCCAATACCTATAAAAATGGTTCATCCCGTGAGGGGTAGAAACCATTATGACTTTGGTGTTTTTACCAGAAGTGATAGTAGGATATACTGAGGCAAAGAATGAGTCAGCAATATGGTTAGGAACAAAGGCAAACTCATCCAGAAAAAGAATGTTGAAAGACATACCTCTAACAGCAGAAGCAGATGTACTTGCTGCGAGTATTTTAGAACCATTTTCTAACTCTAGTGAACCTTTATTCCAAGATATAATACCCTGTTGCATCCATTTGGGTAAATTCTCATATGCAGTCTGTAATCTACCTAATAAATCACGGGCAGTTGCTGCTTTGTTTGCAAGAATACCGATGTTTGTACTATCATTGAAAACAGCATAATGTAAAAGATACGATACAGATGTAGTAGATTTACCCGTCTGCCGAGGCATCTTACATATATTGAAACGGTTTTCATGGAAGTTTTTAATTAATTTTTCTTGAAAGTCATAAGGATGAAACTGAGTCAGTCCTTCATCCAGAGAAACAATCTTAATATAATTCTTTGCAAAGTAAACTGGGTCATTCTTACATTTGATAAACTCAATGACCTGCTCCTCTGTAAATTCATGAGGAGTATTTGCTTTTTTTAGATTCGGATTGCCAAGGTATACATTATCACTATTCATAACTTATTAACAGTTCCAAGCACGAAGTGACTTATTTATTCTTGAATCTGGATCAGATGCTGTTTTTTTAGAAGTTAACTTCTTTTTCATACCCTTCATTCTCGCACAAAAGCTCTTTCTACGAGGGTTCCCAACTTTTTTTGAAGGTGCTTTAAGATCGCTTCCTGGATTCTCTTGTTCGTAGGATTTTCTACCTTTTTCATTTAGACCTCCTGAAGGATTTTTGCCCGACTTTTTTGTCCAAGCAGCACCCTCTTTAAATTCACTTCTCCAATCAGACATAACTTTTTTTGATGATATTACATCAACAATCTGTACAAAATCATTACCATCTGCATCTTGTAAAGTAATTGTTTCTTCTTTCTTCATTTTTTTAGATACAGCATCCTGTTCTTTTTTTCTAAGCATTGCTTCTTTTTTTGCCTTATCCATCATGGTAGATGTAGTAACACCAACTTCTTCTTTAACACCTTTAGTCTTTACACCACGTTTTTCTTTGTGTGCCTTATGTCTTGCATCCATTGCCACAAGTCTTTCAGCAGGATCAGCAGCATTGCCACCCTTACCAAATGCTCTCATGTTTCTAACAGATGCTTTACCATAATTAGAACGATGTTGTTCTTCTGATTGTCTGTGACCTTGATTTGTTTTTTGTCTTTCAGAAATAACTTCTTCCTTTACACCACGTTTTGCTTTATGCTCTGCAGTTCTTGCTTTCATAGCATCTAAACCAGGTGCACCCTTCATTCCTTTTTTATCCATATATTTTTTGGTTCTTGCCACAACCTTTTCACCTGTGCCACTATGATAATCTTCCTTTGTTACACCTGCCTTTGCTCTTTCCTTTTCAGCAACAGATTTAATTACCATCTTTAACTTATTCTTTAGAGAATAAGGATTTTCTTTTTTTGCCTCTTTCTTCTTACCAAATGCTGCCATTTGACCTGATGGTTTACCTGATCCTCTGGTGATACCATATGCCATACCTTCAGAAGTATCTGTGGTGTGTTGTTTGTCTGGTTCGTTCTTAGCTAAGTTTTTCTTTTTCTGTTCCTTTGAGATTTTTGGTCCACCTATTGGATCACCATACTCATCTCTTTCAACTTGTTCCTTTTTTACACAGTTTGGATACCTCTTACCAAACATTGTCTTCATACCTTTCTTTTCATATCCTTTCCAACACTTTTCATCTAGAGTTGATCTCCAATCATAATACTCTTCTTTCATACCCTTAGTCTTTACACCTCTTCTTGCTTTATGCTCTTCTCCCCTTTTCACAGCAAGTTCTGCTTTCTCTGATGGTTTCTGACCAAAGTATCCTTGTGGAGTTGCACTACCTTTTTTACCAAATCTTCTTTGGTTTCTCACTTCTGCTTTTGCAGCATTTGAGATATATCCACTTTCCTCTTTTCCTTCTTTCATATGAGGTGCTGCTTTGTAAAGTGGTTTACCAGTAAGTTTATTTTTCTTTCCTGCCTTATAACCTTGATATGCTGGTGTATTACCTTTCTTATCAGCATTAGTTACTTCATATTCTTCTGATTTATTACCATAGTTTGCAGCACCTTTCTTACGACACTGAACTAATCTACCCGATGCATATGCAGAAGGCCATACCTTTGCACTTGCTTTTACCTTATGATAGCAAGCATCTTTTGTTCCACTACCCTTACCTTTTTTGTCTGCTTCAGTAAGTTCCATTTCATTTCTCCAATCAGAATAACTTTCTTTCATTTTCTTTTTCCTTGGACTATCAGTTGATACGTATGTTGGTTTCGCAGCACCAGTTTTAGATTGTTGACCAGGATCTGCTTTCTTTTTACGACGTGCAGCAGATAATCTTTCTGCCTTAGTCATACTTGCTCTTTTAGAGGAGGATACACACTTAGGTGTTCCTTCACCAGGTTCATCACTCGCACAGGTTCCACCCGTGACGACATTAACCCAACCACCTTTTCCATCTTTGGATTTAGAACCCTTAAACCATTTATGTAGTGATCCTTCACTCATTCCGCCTGAGCCATTACCACCACCATT